AAAGCAAGGATATAATTAGAAATAAGAGGTAAATCATGGAAATAACAGAACAACAGCAAAGGTTTGTTGATGAATACTTGATAGACCTAAACGCAACAATGGCTGCAATACGTGCAGGGTATTCGCCTAAAACAGCACAAGAACAGTCTTCTAGGTTGTTATCAAAAGTTATGATTAAGGATTCTGTAGATAGGGCTATAGCTGAACGATCTAAAAGAACAGGTGTTAACCAAGATAGAATAGTCCAAGAACTAGCAAAGATAGCTTTTGCTGATATGGGTACATTCGTTAGTTGGAACGAGAACGGGATAACACTATTAGCAAGTGACGGGCTTGAGGAATCAGACACAGCATCAGTACAAGAGATAACCGAAGTTGAAGTTGTTACCGATGAATATACTAAGAAAAACACAAAGCTGAAGTTACATGACAAACAGGCTGCATTAGAAAAACTAGGAAAGCATTTAGGAATGTTCACTGCATCATCAATACCAATAGATGTAAAAGTTCACATAATCGACAACGTGCCAAACAATGGAAATAAAACTAAACAAGTTAATAGCACCTAATTTTTATGATCTCCACCATGATATCAAAAACGACACACACGATGAATTTTGGATTAAGGGTGGACGAGGTTCAACCAAATCAACGTTTATCAGCATTCAAATAATACTTGGGCTAATCGCTGATCCCGAATCTAATGCTGTTATTTGTCGCCGCTATCAAAACGAGTTACGTGATACGGTCTACGGTCAAATGTCTTGGACTATCAATAGGATGGGGATAGACCACCTATTTAAGTTTCAAGTATCACCTATGCAGATTATCTACATCCCCACAGGGCAACGTATTGTATTTAAGGGCGCAGATAACCCCCGGAAGTTAAAATCAATTAACTTAGGTAAGGGATATATTAAATACGCCTGGTTTGAAGAGCTTGACCAATTCGCAGGGATGGAAGAGATACGAAATATTATTCAATCGTTGTTTCGGGGCGATGAGGAAGAGAAAAGGGTGTCGTTTTATTCTTACAACCCACCCAAATCAGGTAGAAGTTGGGTTAACCAAGAGGCCAAAGTTGAGAAAGATGGGCGCAGAGTTCATACATCAGACTATCGAGAAGTACCCCAAGAGTGGCTAGGAGAGGCGTTTATAGCTAACGCCCTACACCTTGAGAAAGTAAACGAGTTAGCTTACCGCCACGAGTATTTAGGTGAAGAGGTTGGAACCGGCCTTGAGGTATTTAACAACGTTGAAATCAGAGCAGTAACGAATGAGGAAATGAAAGTGTTCGACAAGTTACGACAAGGGCTAGATTTTGGTTATGCTGCGAACCCCTTATGCTTTAATCGTATGCACTTTGATTCAACAAGACGCAGAGTATATATGTTTGACGAGATAAGCGGTATTAATATAGGTAACCGCCAGTTCTATTCCAAAACCAGGTTTATTCACCGCAATGTATTAACCATAGCTGATAGCGCAGAGCCTAAAAGTATTGCTGAGTTAAAAGACGCAGGTATGAAGATCAAGGGCGCTAGAAAGGGACCGGGTTCAGTTGAGTTCGGGGTTAAGTCTTTACAAGAGCTAGAGAAGATAGTAATCGACCCTAGCAAATGCCCATTAGCAGCCAAAGAGTTTGTTAACTACGCATTAGACACAATGAAGGACGGCACGATTAAAGAACGCTTTCCAGACAAAGAGAACCACTGCTTAACGGCAGATACAATAATAAACACAGACACAGGGGATATTCCAATAGTAGAGCTTGTTGGTAAGTCTGGAATTGTGAATTGTTTTGACATTGATAATGAAAAACCAGTTAAGTCGGAATATTTTGATGTTAGAAAAACAATATCAGATGCTAAAGTGTTCGAAATAGAGCTTGAGGACGGCAGAAACATTAAGGCAACATCTATGCACCCAGTTTTAACTTCAGATGGGTGGTATCCACTAAGCGAGTTAAAGGAAGGAGATATGATACTTGACATAGCCAAACACACTTGATACAATAAGGTACTTAATAGAAAGGGTTACCTTATGATTAGCTATAAACAGAACGGAAAGTATGCTTGCTTTAATGGCCTAAGATTTACTCGTGATAATAAGACAGGTTATTATTTAAACTCAACTATAGGAAAAAGGTTACACCGCTATGTTTGGGAACACCACAATGGTGAAATACCAAACGGTTATCATGTCCACCACAAAGATTACGATAAGAGCAACAATGATATATCAAATCTTGGATTAATAAGGGGGACTAAACATACTTCACTGCATGGGATTAAAAATTCATTAGATGATGAATGGCTTGAGTGGTCGAGAAATAACCTATCTAAAAATGCTAGACCTAAAGCATCTGAATGGCACGGATCAAAAGAAGGACAAGAATGGCACAAGAAGCACTATCAAGAAGTAAAAGATAAGCTATATAAAAAACAAGAAAAAATCTGTAGCTATTGTAATAAAAAGTTTCAAGCATTCAAAAGAAAGTCAGATAGATTCTGTTCAAACAAATGTAAATCAGCATGGCGACGCAAGAGCGGCATAGATAATGAGGTAAGAAATTGTGAGCACTGCAACAAAAGATTTACAACAAACAAATACACAAAAACAAGATGTTGCTCAAAAGCATGCTCGAATAGGATGTCCCCAAGGCTCCCACAGCTACGCAAAAATTAAGTCAATAAAATATATAGGCAAGCAAGATGTCTACAACATGGAAGTAAAAGACCATCATAACTTTAGTGTTAATGGTGGTCTTATTGTTCATAATTCGATAGACGGAACGCGCTATGCGCTAGAAAATGATTTTGGAAAGAAAACAGTACGAGGCTACAACTTCGGGGGCGACAAGCTTACAAGAAAAAGTCCACATAGAATATAAGGAGTATCAATGGCAGAAAAAGAAAAGAAAATACGAATACCAGGCAAAGAGCTTGGCTCAACCGGGTTAAAACAAAACTCAGGTATTGTCTACGAAGAAGAGTTAAGAAAGTTACAGTCTTATTCAGTTCGACACAGGATTTTCAAACAGATGGCAGAGAATGATCCAGTAATCGGTGCGGTGTTATACGCTATCGAGTTATTTGTAAGAAGCGCAGAGTGGTTTGTTCAACCGGCAAGTGATAAGCCCGAGGATGAGGAGAACAAAACGTTTCTTGAAGAGGTTATGAATGACATGAGCAGTAGTTGGGAAGATACTATTGCCGAGATATTTAACGGCTTATTCGTACATGGTTTTAGTTATCATGAGTTAGTATATAAATTACGTAACGGAGCAAACAAAAGCCCCTCATTGCACTCTAAGCTTAACGATGGCAAAGTAGGTTGGCGAAAAATAGCAATACGGGACCAAGAGAGTTTATCACGTTGGATATTTGACAAAGAGGGTGGATTAGACGGCATGGAGCAATTAGCCCCACCTGATTTTAAATTGGTTGCAATCCCGATCGAGAAGGCGTTGTTATTTAGAACAAGTATTCGCAAGGGGAATCCTGAAGGAATATCGCTACTACGCAAAGCATATCGGGCATGGTACTTCAAAGAGAAAATCGAAACGTATGAAGCCATAGGTGTTGAGCGTAACCTTGCTGGAATGCACGTAATCTATGTTCCGGCAGAGTGGGCCGATGAGAGTGCTGCCGATGGAGAAAAAGCAGCATTTGAAGACATAAAAGATGTAGCAGTTAACGTTAAGCGCGATGAACAAGAAGGCATGGTATTCCCCTCGCTTTATGATGAATTTGGCAACCAGCTACTAAAGATCGAACTTATTAAGTCCGAGGGCAAACACAGCTCTAACGCAAACGAGATTATAAACCGCTACGATCAACGTATAGCCATGACAATGCTTGCACAGTTCTTGTTACTGGGTTCAGACAGCGTAGGGAGTTTTGCGCTATCATCTAGCCACACAGAGCTATTTGCTAACGCTGTAGGGGTATTACTTGATACGGTAGCAAGTGTATTTAATCGCCACGCTATACCAAGACTGTTTGAATTGAATGGCAAGAGCTTAGAATCGTTACCAAAGTTTGTACCGGGAGATATTGAGAAGCCCGATTTAGCCAAACTAGGTGAGTTTGTATCTAAGCTAAGCGGAGCAGGTATTACATTCTCTGATCCCGACACACAGAACTTCCTTAGAGAAGCAGCCAGCTTTCCACCAGCACCCGAAGAAGAAGAACTACCAGACGATGAGATAAACATCAGGGCTAAAGAGGCGGAGGAAGAAGAAACATTGGTCGAGGGCGTGAAAGGGATGCGCGATGATTTGAAAAAGGCTATAATAGAGGATAAAGACTAAGGGGGGCTTAATGAGTTGGTCTACAATAAAAAAGATAGAAAAAATTAGAGATAATTCAGATGTATATGAGATAAGAGATAAGGTTAATGAAATCATAGAGCTTTTGAATGAACTATTTGATAAAAAGCAGAGATAGTGGTGATGGTTGTGATGATTTTGAATGCTTTCAGTTATTTGCTGCTAGTTTGGGGTATGAAAACAAATGAACATAATTGAAGGCTATCAACCAAAAGGCGATATAAACACTAAACCACCAAAGGGCGGTTCGGGCATGAAACAACAATGGGACGATAACGAAACACAACCTAACGAACCAATACTTACAATCGAGGATAAGAAATACAACATTCCTTTAGTTATATACGCACCAGATGGTTCTAAACTCGTGGATAAAGAAGGACCAGATAAAATACCGTTTGGGTTTAAGGGGGAGTAAGTGATAAGTCGACAAAGAATGCACAAAGCAAACGTAAAGGCTAAAAGACGGCTTAAACTAAAAACGCCTGACTATTGGAAAGACAAGTCGAATGGGATTAAGGTGTTTCACTGGCAAAAATATCGCAACAGTGGTCAACCTTGTTCTTGCCCTATGTGTGGGAATCCGAGAAAGCATTTTAAACAAAAGACGCGACAAGAGATAAAGGCAGGATATGAACAAAACCAAACTACTTAAAGCTTTCGATAACTTCTTGCTCAAAGCAGATGCAGACTTTAAACGCTATCACCGCATAGCGGATAAGATGGCCCCAAAGGTACGCAGAGACTTCTTAAAGGCTGTAGCTCAAGCACAAAAGGGTATAAA